CTTTTACAGTATTGTAATCAGCAGAAGTTACTGTTGTAATATTTAACAGATCTTCAATTTGTTCAGGTGATACCGCAATATATCTCGGAATAGACGGATCGATTGTATTAGCGTCAAGAATTTTCTTAGCGCTAACTAATTTGGCAACTGTCAAACCACCAGAACCGTGAGCAATCTTTTGCCCGGACGGTAGAGCGGTTGATGTTGAACCACTTGCACCAGTATAAGCTGTGCCATTGGCGGCTGCGATGATTGTGTCATCCATCTGCCTGCCCATAGCTGCTGCTGCTGCTCTAGCATACGTTGAAGTCGGGTCTGCTAGCATTCTTACTTTGTCCTGATCGTCAATAAGATCAGCCCATTCGTAATCAGCTAATGTAACCATTCTTCGGCTATGCGGGGTGTCCATTACATTTTTTTCAAAAAAGTCGCTAACTTTTTCCGCTTTCGCTGCTTACAGTCGCCTGCAAGATAAGACTATGTCATCATCCTTTCGGATGCCTAGCGCTTCGAAACCGCTTGGTTCCTACTCCATTTCTGGATAGTCGTTGCACCTTCCCTTACGGGCTTGGCTCAAGATTGTCTCAATGAGAGTTCCCTTGAATTCACTAGGTTATTCGAAATAAGTTTCCTTATTAAGCCACTAATATTAATGGTGTGTCCGCATGACGTGAAGTACGCTGTTGCGCAGCTGCTTTGCCAACCTGGTCGAAAAATGCCTTCTCTCCAACAACGGTTTCGCTATCCACGGCACCACGCAAAAGGGAACCCATTTGCTGTGATAACAGTTGGATATTGGAACTGAACTGTTGAACGAAAGCTGTTGTTACTTGTGTTGACATAACACCTCCGTAATTATAGTTAAAAAAAAACAAGTGCTATCTTGCCAAGCAAGACACTTTAACATGAAGTATGCTACCTCCAACTTAACGCTGTTGGCGCGTTAGGGGCTTACGCTTGTCCTACTCCTCGATTTCTGGATGTAAATATTCCATTAATCGTGAAACTTCTGCAACTGTAGCAGCATGGTCAGGATGCTTATTATTCCAGTACGGGCCTTTATCTTTTGGATCGCCACGCAATATCGCTATTTCTTTTTGCGCATCCTGGGGAGTTAATGCAGGTGTTTGTTTATCACCCACTATTTTATCTTCACCAACTTTAGAATTAATGAAGCTCCCTATATCTGCCATAGTTTTAATAAAC